TGAAAGCTTTACGGAACCCCCAGCCTAGCTGGGGGTTTTCTGTGCACAAAAAAAGGGTTTAGTCATTGACTAAACCCTTGATAACTAATTACTTTTGGATGTCGCGCAAGCGCGCTATCAGTTGAGACGCTCCTGACACAAGGCACCCAAAAACAGATAGTTATCATAAAAAACAAACAGTTAATGCAACTTCTATTGCATTGTTTTGTGGTGTTCTGAAAGCTCCGCAGCCATTTTGCCGCCACTGTAATCAGCCAACGGATTTAAATTCACGGCCTCTTCTAAATGGTCGGGGGCAAAGTGAGCGTACCGCATAGTTTCCCGGATATTCGCATGGCCGAGGATGCGCTGTAACACCAAAATATTCCCGCCGTTCATCATAAAATGACTGGCAAAAGTATGCCGTAAAACGTGAGTCTTTTGCCCTTCAGGTAACTCTATATGCGTTCTAGCCAAAACTTTTCTGAATGTCTGATAGCAGGGCTTAAACATGCGCCCCTGCCGTGTCGCTAATTCATCGTAAAGCCATTTCGGGATCGGCACGCTTCTGTTCTTTTTCCCTTTGGTTTTGAAAAAGGTCACTTTACAGGGCGATAGTTGAGAATGGGTTAAGCTCTCCGCTTCCCGCCATCGCGCACCGGTAGCCAGGCAAATTTTGATAATGCTAGTCAAATCATCATTGCCGTATCCGGCGCTGGCCGCTAATAGCTCTGAAATTTCTTTCTTTGTCAGCCATGACATTTCCTTTTCGGCCTCTTTAAAGACGCGTATCCCGTCAAGGGGATTCGGAAGATGCCACTCCCCCAGGCGCTTAAGTTCATTGAACATAGCACACAGGTATTGCTGTTCACGGTTAACGGTTATGGGCTTTACAATCCATTTTTCCGGATCCGCATCCCTACCGTTGGGAATTTCACCGGCCAGTCGCTTGTCACGATAGTGAGCCCAATCTTTAGCTGTTAAACGGGACGCTATCGGGTCATTGAGGCCGTTACATATCAGGCGAAACTTTCCCATTCGTGACTCTATCGCCGACAGTGAGCGCCCGTGCAGATTGTGCCAAAGCTCTATCAGCTCACTGAGTTTGCGGCGATCTTTCTTTGCCCCCAGCCACGGCTTATCGTCAACCTCACGCATGGTGTATTTTTCAAATGATTCCGCCTCACCCTTTGTATTGAACTGCTTTCTAATGCGCTTGGAATCACGACCGTTCGGATAACACTCACACAGCCATTTCCCGGTGTTTAATTTTCTTACTGTCATAATGTTGTAGCGGGTGTTTTCAACACCAGAAAGATTATTTAGATGAAAGTAAATTTTCTATTCTTTTTACCATTTTCTATTTAGTTATCGTCATAGCAACGCCATGGCTAAGTAATAACTTACTTATTGCAGGTCTTGCCTTGTAGCAAGGTGAGAATTAGACAAGATTGTAACTTTTGATTGTTCCGGTTGCTCCTTACCTACCTTATCACATGTGTCTCTCGGATTTTCAAAAATATAACCCGTATAGCTGAAATTATTGAGGATTTGAACCTCTTTAGTGTTTTTAAGGTATGAGGTGTTTTCCTTGTCTAACCACACTGGATAACAAACACCATATATTGCGGTATCATAAATTTCAGGTGTTATTCTGGATTCGTCCAACGCAATAGTGATTACGCCTTTACTATCTATTATTGATAGAGGCTGCATATCATTAAGAGATTCTTTTAACACTGATAAGTTGGACGATTGAGCGGATGCAGCAAAAGAAGTAAGCAGAGCAACAACAAATATAGAACGTTTCATAGTATCCCTAAACATGTTTTTCCAAAGTAAAAATTACCGCCCCAGATGGCGTGATATCTGAAAGGTTGCATTCAAATTCGGCAGACTTATTAGAAAGTCTAACCTTGTTACCCGGCAATCTGATTACGTCAAAAACATCAAGAGCGCCATCAATGCTAATAAGCCAACGACCGTTACCTATCTTTGAGGCGGAACAGTCAACAAGCCAAGAGGAACTAACCCCATCAACAAAAATTAAATTGCCAGAGTTTGCAGGAATCATAGAAAGGTCAGAAGACCAACTACCAGCCTCTTTCATTTCACCGGACTCAAGTCGATATTTAGGGATAAGTCTATTGGTATTGACCTCCAGATCGCCCCTTTTCTCACTGCCAGCCGCTCTCCCCTTTCCCGTCGCCAACCACTCAAGGGAAACGCCAGTATCCAGCGCACAGGCAATCACCACATCGCCGGGAAAGAAATTACGGCGAACCCAGGTACTGATTGTTGCGGTAGAGATACCCAGCAAATCGCCAAGTTCTTTCTGTGTGCTGAACCCGTAGGCGTCCATCATTCGACGGAGAACTGCTTTACCGCCGGATGCCAATATCTGATCGTAAAGTGCCTTACCCTTTAAACTTGCATCAGAAGTTTGCAAATGCGAATTTTCAACCTCACCGGTCACAAGCCAGCGTAAGTCAACGCCAGTGTCCAGAGCACATTTAATCATGGCATTACCAGAAACGCTCCCGCGCTTTGTCCAACCGCTAATATTATTAGCCGCTATCCCCAGCCGTTCCGCCAGGTCTTTTTGAGACGTAACCCCATAAGAAGAAAAGAGTCTTTCAATAATTTCCTCGGAAGTACCTTTTTCATTAATCATAAAAAACACCAAGTGGTGACAAAAATTATTTACCAAATAACTTTTGTGATCTACAGTATTCCCATCGACCAAGATGCAAGACACTGCAAAACGTATCAATAAACGCGAGATCATGCGATATGCAAGACGCAAAATCAACAGAACTCACTCAAAAAGATGTTGTTCCTATGCTCCCGCCAGAACAACTAAACCAGCTTGTCGCCCTGCTGGGGCCAGCTATTGAATCCATGATAAGCGCCTCACTGTCTGACGTGATGACCGTTCCAGACTTTGCTAAAGCGCGCGGCGTAAGCGCTCGGCTTGTGTGGCAATGGCTCGATGAGGGCGTGTTGCTCAGGGCGCCAACGGATAACACCGGGAAGGGTAAAACCCGCGTGTTAGTCAATGTCAGCGCATGGCGTGAAAAATTGCGCCAGCAGGCCGTCAACTGCCGTTACATCGATTCAAAAGCGTAATGCTTAATTCGATTATTCAAAGTAAAAGGATTTTCGTCATGTTTAATTATCAGATTTCCATACATCAGCACTTTGATAGCGCCTGTCAGACGTTTGCAACAAAGCACAATCTGGCGAAGCTGGCCAAAACCGTAGGGATGAATCAGCAAACCCTGCGCAACAAACTGAACCCAGACCAGCCGCATAGGCTGACATGTGACGAACTGCTGACGCTTACCGATGTAACCGAAGACGCAACGCTGATTGATGGGCTTTTGGCTCAGTTGAACTGTATGCCGGCCGTACCCGTAAATGAGGCTAAAGCCGAACGGTTAACAACCTACGTGTTGCAGGCAACCGCCGCCGTGGGTGCCGTGGCTGCTGAAAGCGTATCGAATGAGCGTATGACCAAAAGCCGACACAGCAATTTCATGCACAGCATTAACGCCGGGATCCGCTGCTTGTCGCTGGTCAGTTTGACTTTGCAAACACGTATCCAGGCAAACCCGACGTTGGCCTCTACCGTTGATGCGCTTAGCGGCATTGGCGCGTCGCTGAATATTGGGTGAGGAAGATATGAAACATAACCCGGAAATATGGTTGCAAGCGGCTGATGATGTGGCAAACAGCTTTTTATCTCAACCGCCTGAACTGCGTAAAGATGAAAGCGAAGGGTTTAGCAAGACTGACGTTTTGATCACGTTATCCGACCTCGCTGACGCACTGGATTTGCTCAACTATCCGCTATCAAGTTTCATTCGGTTCAGGGCTGAAAATTGGTATCACGAGGGCATGAGCCACGCGCCAGACTTTGCCGTCCACTGGTCGCAGGTTACCAAACAGGATTGAGGAAAAAATGCAGACTCCAATCTCTATCGCGCCTTTCCTCTGGTATCACCAGACGGAGAAAAAACCAGATGTCACCATTACCCACGGCAAAGGCCGTAAGGGAATCATCATCCGTACTCGCCCGGTAAGCCTTACACAGCAGGTAGTCCGTTTCATTAAATCAGCAATATGGGGGATAGCATGACCGCGTTTACCGTCAGCAGTATGCAGAATTTGCCCGCCGGGCTGCGCAATGTGATCGGCAAACACTTCGCCGATAGTCGCTGGCGTGAAACCTGCGCATATTACAACGGCCTGTCTGAGCGCTACCGTTTAACGGTGTGTTTTCATGCGCAACTAAAAAAGCGTCATTCTGTTTTTCGTTTACAAGAAATGACCGAAGCGGAACGCACGATGATTGTTTGCGCCATTGATGAACTGCGCCATGCGTTTTCGAGGCAGCGTAAGCACGGCATTAATCATGCGACTTTTTTAAGCTGGTTAAGCGTCAGCGAAAGAAAAACGTTATTTATGCACGCTGGATTAAGCGAAAAAGAATTTAGCCAGCCTTATTGGCATATTAATGATGAGTCTTGTAAATGGCGTGGTTCATTATTACGCGCATTAAATGAGCTTTTAAGTTTATTTGATGATGCCCCCGAAATATTAACGGCCATAAAGCCAGAAGAATATTTCAACTAATTAGTTTCACCAAAAAGCAAATAGGCGCTTAACCGCGTCGGGACTCCTTTTATCTGAGGTTTATATGCACATGTATAAAACAGTCGGGCAGGAAATGCGCCGCAACGCAGAAAACGACCGCATACAGCTAATGCTTGCTCAGGCACGCAATGAAGCTAAAGCAGACGCGCAAGTCTCTTTTTCTTGCCGTTTGGATAAGTTGGCAACGCATGCGGACATCAACGAGCTAAGCAATAAGGAAATTATCGAATTATTACGACAGGAATCCACCGCATTTAATAATTCCGGTTCAGATATCAAGGCGGTGATGTGATGGAAAACCCGGCTTATAACCGCGTCGATATCAACGGTAATTACGCCATTGTCAAGGTCGGCTATGACTTTGCTCTGGGTGAAATCAAATGCGGTAAAGAAGAAGGCGCCCAGCCGTATTTATCCACGCTGGCTGTTTATCAGAACCCTATCGGACTGATTAACGATTTTATTCATCGTGGCATCAGAACCGCAATCTGGCTCACCAAAGTAACCGACGCTAAAAGCCTGCTGGCTGAATCCAACCGGCTGGCCGAGTTGTGCCAGAAAGCCTTTGACCAACTGAATAACACCGAGGAGTAACCCACGATGCCGGATTTAATGGATATGGTGCAGCAGCGCCAGCAAGAAATTTTAGACAAGCAGATCGCCAGCGCCCGGAACGCCCAACGCGGCGTTTCTGCGTTTGAGTGTGAAGACTGCGATCAGCCCATCCCCGAAGCGCGCCGCGCCGCCATTCACGGCGTAACCCGTTGTGCGTCCTGTCAGGGTATCCACGAACTGAAGAATAAGCATTTTCGGGGGGCGCTGTGAAAACAATCCTAATCCTTGTCGCTTTGGTTACTGTGTTTTCAGTCGGTTGCAAAGACGAATCCGAAGATGTCGCAGCGATTGGCATTGGTCGTATATCCATATGGCATGACGATAGCAATCGGGTGACTTGTTGGATATATCGCCGCGCCGATGGCGGTTTCCAGTGCATACCCGATCACCAGTTAAAACTGGAACCGTGCCACGGAGATGTAAAATGAGTCACGCTCGCCGGGGGCGCACAGCCCCAACGTCCCCGCTTCCTTTCCCCGGTAGCACCCGCGACCAGTTCGTGGGTGCTTATCCGTGGAACGCCCCCCGCCCGGCCATCGTGCCGGAAGAAAAGCAGCTTACCCGTAAGGAATGGACTCAGGGGCAAGCCGTTTTAGAGAAAATCAACCGACAGCCTCACTTCCTGCGTGAGATTTTCCTGAACCGCTACACCTGGCTGAAAAAGAACAAGGGACCGCAAAGCGCCAACAAATTTCTGGTTTACAGCTTTATGCAACGCATGTGGCCGCGTATTGAGGCAATCAATACGCGCCATGCTATGAACCGCAACGCATCAGAGCGTTTTCTGTCGGAATCCGATACCTACCAAACATTGCCCGGCATGAACGATAAAGCACTGGGGCGATTGGCGGCCAGAATATCCGGCCAGCTCTTTTCCACTTATGAAGAACTTAGCGACTCGTTGCTGGCACAGCTTGACGGCGATCGGGAAAAGCTATTTACCGATGCCGCACAGCTTGAGCTTTATGGACAAGTGGCCGGCATGGCGCATGCGTTCAATGTGACCCCGTTATTCTGGAAGAAATACCGCAAAGGCACGCTGGATATACAACAAGCTGTTGCCAGTATTTCCCGCCTAGTCAATGAGGAATGGTGGACGCGCCAGCTAAAAGCCCAGCGCACCCGCTGGCGAGAAGCGCTGATGATTGCCGTCGGTCAGGTCAATAAAAATGCCTCTCCCTATGCCAGCAAGTTGGCGATCCGTGACGTGCAGGCGCGCCGCCTAGCAAACATGGATTACCTGAAAAACTGCGAGCTGGAAAACGTCGAGACGGGCGAGCGTATCGACCTGATTGATAAAGTCATGGCGAGTATTTCTAACCCGGAGATCCGGCGTATGGAGCTGATGAGCACTATCGCCGGGATCGAGAAATATGCCACCGCCCAGCGCGACGTCGGCATGTTTATCACCATCACCACGCCGTCAAAATATCACCCTACCCGCATCGTCGGCAAAGATGAAAAAGTCCAGTTTAACCGGCGCTGGGATAAAGAAGCCTTTACGCCCAAAGACGGACAGCGCTATCTGGTCAAGCTATGGGGAAAGATGCGCACCGCATTTAAAGATAATGACCTCAAGGTTTACGGGATGCGCGTTGTTGAACCGCATCACGACGGTACGCCGCACTGGCACATGATGCTGTTTTGCAAACGCGCTCAACGCAAGCCGATCATCGATATCATGCGTCGCTATGCTCTGAAAGAAGACGGCGACGAACGCGGCGCGGCTACGTATCGTTTTGAATGTAAACACCTGAACAAAGGCGGCGCCGCTGGTTATATCGCTAAGTACATCGCTAAGAATATCGACGGCTACGCGTTGGACGGCCAACTGGATGACGAAACCGGAAAGCCGTTGAAAGATGTGGCTTCCGCCGTTACCGCCTGGGCGTCAACGTGGCACATCCCGCAGTTTAAAGCTATCGGCGTTCCGACAATGGGCGCTTACCGCGAGTGTCGCAGCAGCGCGTTGCGTGGCGTCAGTCTGGCCGAACAATTCGACGAACAGGTCGAAGCGGTGCGCTGTGCTGCCGACGTTGGAGACTTTGCCGCCTACATAAAAGCACAGGGCGGCGCCAACGTATCCCGCGATCTGCAAACTGTGCGTGTCGCGCGGCGGATATCAGACAAGCTCAACGACTATGACGAAGAAGTACAAAAGGTCGTCGGTATTTTCTCCCCTCATTTGGGCGCCGGTCATATTTATGAAACCCGCACAACAGAATGGCGCATCGTTTCTAAAGCTGTTGACCTTGAGCCTTTGACTTTAAAAAGCGCCTCTGGCGCGCCTCGGAGTCCTGTCAATAACTGTGGGTTGGGTTCTCAACGGTCAGGCGCAGATGTCAAAAATCAGGACGAAAACAGCGGTATAGCGCCGACATTAGAAACCGGAAACCCAGCGATTGACTGGAATGACGACGCGGCTGTAAGGGCGTTAGGAATGCGTTTGCGTGAGCAATCCGTCAGGAAAAACCATAAGCAACGCGACTTTGACCCTAATACATTCCGCGATCCGTCACCGTCGGCCAGATTTACGGGGGAAGAGCGGGAGCGGATACCTCGTATTCAGCGTGATTTGTCACAACACGGTATTACTGCGCAACGTTGGGAGTTGGAAGCGCTGGCGCGTGGCGCCACGGTGAAGATTGACGGTGAATCTATTTCATATCCGGTAACTGATGAGTGGCCGGGATTTAATAACCAGATGGAGGTTGAATAACATGGTAAAAACCAGCGCCGAAAGAAAAGCTACCCAGCGGGCCCGTCAGCGCGATGCGGGTGTGGTGAAAATTGAGATTAACGTTGATACGCAAGAGCTGGACATGCTTAAGCGCAACTGCGCCTTGCGTCGTCCGGGGCGCGAACCATATGGTATTAACGAATACCTGACAACGTTAATCAGGCGGGATGCCGTTGCTCTGCAACAACAAATCGCCGTATTGAATCATCGTAACTGTAAGAAATGTGGCGAAAAATTACCCGTCGCTGAGTGCTGCCAGTCTGGTGAATCGAATTACTGGAACACATTAGGGTGGCAAGAGCTAAAGCTTGCCATGTGACATGTCACGCCGTTTTTCATAGCGTTGAACATATAACCATCCAATCACTATTAGTAAACTAAGGGATTGACGATGATTTCCAAATGTAAAATACTGTATATAAGAACAGTGAAATAAGGAATTAATATCCCGTGGAAAATACGGAACACATACAAAAAATTTTGTCGCGGGTTCAGTTTCTCGCCGACGTCTCATTGGTGGCACAATGTGATTTAGAAGAATTTAAAATCGCTATGTCGTTAATATCCGACCTGGCTCAAGGGACAATATCAGCGGAAAACCATCATAAAGCTCTCGATGAAGCGTTGGAATACCTCAAAAAAAGAGAGCAGAAAAACATGTTGTAAGCCGTGCGTGCATAACCCGCATGATTTTGCATGATGATCTACCGCCTATTTTACCCCGTTCAAACCCTGCCCGGCGCGGATCACATCGGATCATGCGAGTGCATGAAAAGCGATACATAAAGCGGGCAGGCGTGGCGGGGATAGCATTGCGCGCAAGCGCCATTGGCTGTTAAATTTTGGTCGCACAGGCGGCGCTCTGTGGGGCTGAAAATGCGATGAGGGGGAAAGGTTCGATTTTTCGTTGAGTCGCTTAGAATGCGATTGACGAGGGTTGCTGAGGGCGTAAAAAAGCCGCTGGCAAAGCGGCTTACATGGTCGGGGTTACTCTTCTTTCAGGGCGTAAGACTTGAACGCGATCACCTCCATTCCCACCCAATCATTAACCTCTTTCATTCGCTCCTGTAATGGCGTCAGTTCATTCCTGACAAACACCTGACTGGCTTTTTCCACATCCCCAAACCCACCGGTATTATTCGGGATAATCCCCATCATCTGCGGCGGCACGCGGTGGGCACTGAGCAGATCGTCACGGCTGGCGTTCTTGATGTTAAAGAAATCGTCTTTTGTGGCGACTTCACTGAGCGGCACGATCTTGATGCCGTCCGGCTTACCGTTGGGCGCGTAGAAAAACAGGTTTTTAAAATTCCCCAGCCCCTTGGTGTTACTCATGGCGGCGCGCAGCTTGTCCACATCGGTGCTATTTTGTGCTGCATCAGTCACATACATGATGTACCCGGCGTGCGCGCCGTTCTGGTAATACTTACGGCGAAACAGCGTCGCCGATTCGTTCAGCCAGGCCGAGTTTAACGAGCTGAGGTATTCCGGCAGGCCGTACATTTCCTGATTGATATCCGGCTCCAGCAGATGAAACACGCTACCCGGTTCAAAGCGGTGCGGCTCTTTAAATGACTGCACGAACCAGTAAACATCCTCTTCCACTCCGCGCCGGGTGTATTTGGCCGGGCTGGATTCCAAACGCAATAAGCCCCCTGTCCTGTTAAGCCGTTTTTCCAGAAAGGCGTTACCAAACACCAGATAATCCAGCACAAAGCGGCTGAAATCCTGCTGGCTTAATAACGGGTGCGGGATAAAGGTGCTGACCAGAATATTACGTTTCACGTAAATGGGTGAGCTATGGTGTACCGCCGCACGCAGACTTTTTGCCAGACCGGAGAAGCTGATCGGCGGCTCAATCCATTTGCCGTTATGGATACACTCGGCATAATCCAGAATATCGCGCCGATCCAGAACGGTGGAAGGTTCGCCAAAGGTGAACGCCTCCACCGATTGCGGCTTGCTGGCCGGGGCGGATTGTGTCTTACGAAATTTACGTTTGCTCATTCGTTAATATCCAAAATGCTGACAGGGACATGGCCGTTAATGGCGGTCAGGGGTTCGTTTAACAGGGCGTGCATCGTCGCCCATGCCACATCGGCATGGCTGGCTTCTTCGCTGCGACTGGCTTCATAGGTGCTACGGTTGCCGCTGGCCGTCATGGTTTTGCGGATAGCCATAAACGACTGCGTGATATCGGTGTGGCTGGTGTCGTACTCCAGCCGCCCGCTGGTGATGGTGTCTTTCGCTTTCAGTACCATTGCGGTTTTAACGTCCGGCGAATACTTGATTTCACGCGCTGCCGGGAAAAATCCCCGTACCAGTTGGTAAACCCCCTGGCCGATGCCCGTCGCGTCAATGCCGATATATTCGACAAGGTACTTTTCGGTCAGCGCCTTGATGGCGTCGGCCTGTGCGGCAAAGTCCATGCCTTTCCACTGGAAGCGCTCAAGGATACGAAATTTACCGCCCGGCGCCTGCGGCGGTGCCAGCACCACACAGCCCGCGCTGTCGCCAGTGTGCGACGGGTCGTAACCAATCCATACCGGCTTATAGGCGAATGGGCGGAGCGCATAAGGGTTGAAGTCCTCCCACTCTTCCAGCGCATCGACCATACATCGCTGTAATTCCTCAAACGGAAACACCGACGCCTTATCATCGACAAATTCGCACATCAGCAGGTTTTGATATTCCGCCGGGCTGTATTCCAGTACCAACTGGTCGAGGTCGAACAGGTTGCAGCCGCCGGCCAGCGCATCCTCTACGGTGACAATCTGCCGCCATTGACCATCGCCGCACAGCACACCGCCGGACAGGTGCGCATGGCTTAAATCCAGATGGATGTGATCGGCTTTGTTGCCGCGGCCTTTGTTGAACAGCTCCCCCGACCAAAACGGATAGGCGCTGTGTGCCAGGCTCGACGGCGTGGAGAAATAGGTGGTGCGCCATTTTTTATGTAACGACATGCCGCTGGCGACTTTGCGCAGCTCCTGAAATTTGGGTATCCAGAAATATTCATCCAAATACAGGTTGCCGGTGTAGCTCTGCGCGGTGCGGATATTGGTGCCGAGGAAAAACAGGCGGGCGCCGTTCGGCAGCACCATCGGGTCGCCTTTCAGGTCAACATCAACCAGCCGGGCAAAATCGATGATGTAGTTTTTAAAGACGTGGGCCTGCGCCTTACTGGCCGAGAGGAAAATTTGATTGCGCCCGGTGGTGAGCGCGTCGATTAACGCTTCCCGCGCAAAATAGAACGTCGCCCCAATCTGGCGCGATTTCAGGATATTGCGGATACGGTGCTGTAGCCCGGCCTGATGCCAGCCGCGCTGGTATTCGAATATCTCTTCCAGAAAAATGTCGTTCAGCTTCTCAATCGCGGCGTCACTGAACAGGTTCTTTTCCGGCGCCTTGCGCTCTCCCTTGTTACGGTTACGCACGTTGGGATTGAGATCGGCCTCGTTGCCCGTCTGGTTGTAGCGGTTTACTCGCGCTAACCGTTCAATCTGGCGGCCTAATAGATCTATCTCTTTGTAGTCGTGCCCCTCCTTTTTCGTCTTCATGATGAGCTGAATCAATCGCGCTTCCAGACTGGCTTCAACACGCGAAACCGGGGCGATAGCGTCCCAGCTGTCGCGCTGCTTCCAGCTCTGTACGGTCGGCGTTTTCTGGTTCAGCATTTCCCCAATCTGACGCACCGAAAAGCCTTGCCAGTAGAGCAAGGCCGCCTGTCGTCGTGGGTCGCTGATAATAGTGGTGTCGGCGGTTGTGTTCATGGCTGCAAGGCTACGTCAGCGCGCCCTGTCGCCGCCTTAAGTGCCTGTTGTGTCAGTGATTAGCAAACCGCGATTGATGGCGCGCCGTTCTGTCAGGTCGGATACTCGCCCCGATTTCCCGAAAACAGACGGATGAGACAATGGCTAAAAAAGTTTCGAAATGGTTCCGCATTGGTGTCGAGGGCAACACCTGCGACGGTCGCGTGATTGACGCGAACGATATTCAACACATGGCGGAGACGTTTGACCCGCGCGTCTACGGCTGCCGCATCAACCTTGAGCATTTGAAAGGCATCCTGCCCGATAGCGCATTCCGCCGTTACGGCGATGTGGTCGAACTGAAAGCGGAAGCGATTGACGATGATTCGGCTATCAACGGCAAACTGGCGCTGTTCGCCAAAATTACCCCGACCGATGATCTGATCGCCATGAACAAGGCCGGGCAAAAAATTTATACCTCAATGGAAATTCAGCCCAACTTTGCCAACAGCGGCAAAGCCTATCTGGTCGGGCTGGCCGTTACCGACGATCCGGCGAGCCTCGGCACGGAAATGCTGGAATTCAGCGCGAAAGCCAAACATAACCCGCTGGCCGCTCGCAAATCGTCCCCGGAAAACCTCTTTTCAGCCGCCACCGAAGTGTCGCTGGAATTTGAAGACCTGCCCGACGTTGAGCCAACGCTATTAACCCGCGTGAAAGCCCTGTTTGGCCGCAAGCAGTCGAGCGACGACGCCCGCTTTAATGATGTGCATGAGGCGGTCACTGCGGTTGGTGAACATGTGCAGAGTGGTTTTGAAGATATCTATAAGCGAGTTTCAAAAATTGAAGTCGACCTCGCTGTTTATAAGCAGGATGCGTCCCGCCAAACCGAACAGGCAAAACAGGAAATTAACGACCTCAAAGCCACGCTGGACGGCACCGAAAGCCTGACGCAGATCCGTCGCCCGGCCGCAACCGGCGGCGACGGCGAAGCCTCTCTGCTGACCAACTGCTGACAGGGGATAACTCCTCTGTATTAACCCCTTTTTCAAAAAGAACAGGAAACATCATGCGTAAAGAAACCCGTTTTAAATTCAACGCCTACCTGACCCAGCTTGCCAAAATCAACGGCGTTGAGGTGGAAACGCTAAGCAAGAAATTCAGCGTTGAGCCGTCCGTCACGCAATCGCTGATGGAAGTGGTGCAGGAGTCCAGCGACTTTCTGACCCGTATCAATATCGTGCCGGTTGCTGAATTGACCGGGGAAAAAATCGGCCTCGGCGTATCCGGATCGGTTGCCAGTACCACGGATACGGCCAACGGCGACGAACGCGAAACCGCCGATCTACAGAGCCTGGAAGCTCGCCAGTATAAGTGCGAGCAGATGAACTTTGATTTCCATATCCGTTACAACACCCTTGACCTGTGGGCGCGTTTTCAGGATTTCCAACTGCGTTTGCGTAACGCCATCGCCAAGCGTCAGTCACTCGACTACATCATGGCCGGGTTCCACGGCGTGAAACGCGCGGCCACCTCCGACCGTGCCAAAAATCCGCTGTTACAGGATGTGGCCGTCGGCTGGTTGCAGAAATACCGCAACGAATCGCCCAAGCGGGTGATGGATAAAGTCGTTGCCGAAGACGGCACGGTGATCTCCGAGAAAATCCGCGTCGGTGAAAACGGCGACTATGAAACGCTCGATGCGCTGGTGATGGATGCGACCAACACCATGATCGACCCGTGGCATCAGGAAGACCCCGACCTGGTGGTGATTTGCGGCCGTCAATTGCTGGCCGACAAATATTTTCCGTTGGTCAACAAACAGCAGGACAACAGCGAAACGCTGGCCGTCGACGTCATCATCAGCCAGAAACGCATCGGCAACCTGCCCGCCGTGCGCGTGCCGTACTTCCCGGCCAATGCGCTGATGGTCACCCGTCTGGATAACCTCTCCATTTATTACATGGACGACAGCCACCGCCGCCACATTGAAGAGGTCGCCAAGCGTGACCGCATCGAAAATTACGAATCCATCAAACAGGATTACGTCGTCGAAGACTACGGCTGCGGCTGCCTGATTGAAAATATCCAACTGGGTAAATTCCCTAAAAAGGAAACCGAAAAAGCCGCTGACGCCACCGAACAGGCCGCGGAAAAACCGGCAGAGAATACAGGAGCCTAAACCATGTTAAGCCCAGCCCAGCGTCACATGATGCGGGTGTCGGCTGCCGAAGCGTCGCAGCGGGAGAATGACCCGCTGCGGCAGGCCACCGGATATGAGCAAATGCTGTTCCGGCTGGCCGCCGACAAACGCACGTTAAAACAGGTGCGCTCCAAAGAGCGTAAAGCCGAGATTAAGCGCGGCTTACTGGTGAATTATGCGCCGTGGATCGAGGGGGTACTGAGCAGCGGACGCGGCGCACAGGATGCGGTGTTAATGACCGCCATGGTGTGGAAACTCGACGCGGGGGATATTTCCGGCGCGCTGGAGATTGCCCGCTATGCGCTTAAGCACGAGCTGGTGATGCCGTTCGGCACCCGTACGACGCCGTACCTGCTGGCCGAAGAGGTCGCGGAGTCTGCAACCCGCGCCTATACCGCCGGGCAGCCGGTCAACGTTGACCCTTTGCTTACCACGCTGACGCTGACCGACGAGCAAGACATGCCGGATCAGGTGCGCGCCAAGCTGCACAAAATTATCGGCCAGGTAGTACGTGACAGCGGCAAGCCGGAGCAAGCCCTGTACCACCTGAAACGCGCCTTTCAGCTTGATAGCCGATGCGGCGTCAAAAAAGACATAGAACGGCTGGAGACCGCGCTGCGCAAGGCAGCGACCGGCCGTTAACCTAACGCGCCCCGCGCCGGGCGGCACACAGGCCGGAACGGATAACCGCTTTCCTGTGCCTGTGTCCACCGCCCACCTATTACGAGGTTGTCATGACGACAATGATTTTTCCCGCCACGGCGGAGCCACACCCGGACTCGGTGGTTATTCCGGTGCCCGCGGGCCACGACGCGGTGATTAAAAACACCTTTTTCTGGCCGGACGTGGAGCCGGACACCCTGCGCAAACTGATGCGGCTGGAAAACACCGTTACGCCGGAGCGGTTACGGCATGCGGTGCTGACGGCAATTTCCGAGGTCAACGCCGAGCTGTACCTGTACCGGGAAGCGCAGATGTGCACCGGATTCAGGCAGTTGTCCGACGTTCCCGCCGAGCAGATCGACGGCCAGAGCGAAAAACATCATCACTATCTGCGTGCGGTTAGCACGATTGCCACCGCGTCGCTGTACGAGCGTTACCGGGGCTATGACGCCAGTGCCAAAGGCAACAACAAAGCGGACGCGCTCGACGGCACGATTGATGAGCTATGGCGCGATGCGCGCTGGTCAATCAGCCGCGTACAGGATAAGCCGCACTGCATCATCGGGCATATCTGATGCAGGTTATCGCACAGCAGGGCGACACCCTCGACACCCTCTGTTATCGCTATTACGGGCGCACGCAGGGGGTGGTCGAGGTGGTGCTTACCGCCAATCCGGGGCTGGCCGCGCTGGGGGCGATCCTGCCCCACGGCGCCGCCGTCACGCTGCCGGATATCGATACCGCCCCGGCGCGTGAGTCCGTCCAGTTATGGGACTAACGCAATGAACGAACCCGATAAAAGCATTTTGTCTTTATTCCTCATCGGCGCGCTGATCGTCGTGGGGAAAGTGTTGGCAGGCGGCGAACCTGTCACGCTGCGCCTGTTTATCGGCCGCACCCTGTTAGGGGGTTTTGTGTCGATGGTGGCGGGCGTGGCGCTGGTGCAGTTCCCCAACCTGTCGCCCGTCGCTATCAATGGCATCGGTGCGGCGCTGGGGATTGCTGGCTATCAGGCCATTGAACTGTTGATCAAGAGCAAGCTGGGAAAGGGGAAAAAAGACGATGCCGATAAGTAAAAGTCTGTCGCCGAATCTGGCGGCCTTTCTGGATACGCTGGCATTTTCCGAGGGGACGGCGACGCACCCGCTAACCCGAAGCAGCGGCTATGACGTGATTGTCACCGGGCTGGATGGCAAGCCGGAGATTTTTACCGACTACCGCGATCATCCGTTTGCCAGCGGCCGCCCGGCGAAGGTGTTTAACCGCCGGGGTGAAAAATCCACAGCATCCGGGCGCTATCAACAGCTCTATCTGTTCTGGCCGCATTACCAGCAACGCATGAAGCTGCCGGATTTCAGCCCGGCGTCACAGGACCGGCTGGCCGTGCAACTCATTAATGAGCGCCGGGCGCTGGCGGATATCGAACGCGGCGACATTGAACGGGCGATTTCCAAATGTCGCAATATTTGGGCGTCACTGCCCGGCGCCGGTTACGGTCAGCGTGAACACGGTCTGGATCGGCTGGTTCAGGTTTACCAGCAGGCCGGGGGAATGCTGGCATGAGCAAAGCACTGACGCAGATTATCGCCATTATGGCAGCGTGGCTGCTGATTATGCTGGCCGTGACCAAATGGCAACTGTCCAACGCCAAGGATGCACTCGACCAGCAGGGCGTCACATTAAGCCAGCAAAAAGACGCCCTGCTGGCGCAGAATGCCACTATCGGCACGCTACAGGAAAACGCCCGGCGTAACGAGCTGGCCCAGGTCGAGCTGCGTACGAAATTATCACAGGCCGGGCAACTGGCCGCGTCCCGCGATAAGAAAATCACAAGGTTACTCAATGAAAATGAAGCCCTGCGCCGCTGGTATGGCACTGCTTTGCCTGATGCTATTAAGCAGCTGCACCGCCGCCCCGCCTTTGCCAGCGCCGACGGTTATTTACGTTGGCTGTCCGAAAGTGACGAGCTGCCCGATCCCGGCCAGCAGTCCGCAAACCAACGGTGAGTTAAGCGCCGACAATCGGGTATTGGAAAATGCACTGGTGAGCTGTGCGCTACAGGTGGAAACCATTAAACACTGTCAGGAACAACACGATGCTGAAACCGCAAAGCCTGCGCCGCGCCCTGAGTGACGCCGTGCCGGTACTGAAAAATAATCCCGATATGCTGCACGTTTTTATCGACAGCGGCGCGGTGATATCAACGCTCGCCCCGTCGCTGTCGTTTGAAAATCAGTACACGCTAAATCTGGTCATTACCGACTTTACCGAGGATATCGACTGGCTGCTGGTGCCGATTAACGCCTGGCTGCGAGAGAATCAGCCCGACATGCTGGCAAATGACGAGTTACGCAAAAAAGGCTTTACCTATATTGCCGATATTAACGATAACGGGAGCTGTGATATCAGCATCAGCTTGCGCCTGTCTGAGCGAGTGATCGTTAAAGAGGTTGATAAAGCGTTGCACGTTACCCACGCGCCGGAGCCGCCGCTACCACTCCCTGTAGAACGCCCTATGGCGTTATACATTCATGGCGAATTAGTGAGCCAGTGGCATGAATGAGCTGAAGCCCTTTGACGATAAGCTGGCCGGGCTGCTTGCCAGCCTATCCCCAGCGGGGCGCCGACAGTTGGCCGGAAAGGTGGCAAAAGCGCTGCGCAGCAGTCAGCAACAGCACATCAAACGGCAGCAGGCACCGGACGGCACACCCTATGCCCCACGCAAAGCGCAGCCGGTTAAGGGCAAAAAAGGCCGGGTTAAGCGTCAGATGTTCCAGAAACTGCG